TGGAAGACACATCTGGATTTTACAAAAACGAAAACGGCGAGTTGATTTACGGGCCAAATTTTGTGCTTAATAAAAATTACGAACTCCGCAAAGAAACGCACGAACAACATACATACCCCGTCGATGGGTGGTATTGGTTTGATTCCGAGACTGAAGCAAAACTATCTTTAATTAACTCATAATGAACGATAACGCAACTGCTACTGGTATTTTGGGAACCACCACAAGTTTCACGGGGTTTATGGTTTCCATGATGCCACACATTGAAACTGGATTGCGCCTTGGGGGATTGTTCGTTTCTCTGATTGCTGGCGTTCTAACCATCGTTTATATGTTCAACAAGATTCGTAAGCAATGAACCCTAAACAAATCGCACTTGGTCTTATCATCATCTCGCTTTCATTTCTTGCGATGGCATTTTTGACGGGTTGCACGACACTTGGAATTTCCCTACAGACAGACTACGGGCGTTTTACATACGAACTGCCCGAACCAAAAGGAACAAAGAAATGAAAATCGTAAATATACTACTTCAGCGACTATCAGAGAATAGCACATGGCGCGGATTGATTCTGATTGCTACGGCAGTCGGCGTGAAGATCGAACCAGAACTCCAAGAAGCAATTCTTGTCGCGGGACTCGGACTTGTTGGACTTATCAATGTTGTGCGTAAAGGCTAATGGTTCCTAACTCCAGACCGCAGCAGGCGAAAGAGAAGACTCTCGGCATGGTTATTCGTGCAGGGATTGAAGATCGCGTTGCGCTGGTAGGAATAAGGGGATACTACTCTGAAACATTTGCGCCATCCGGAAATCAAAGGGGAATTTATGATGATGCGATTATTTTACTATCTCCTTCTGTTCACGCTACTTTCAACGCCAATACTGATCCATCGGTTTTTAAGAAAGGTATCGCGGTTCTTAAAACGGGCGTTCACAGGTATCGTAAGGGAAATCATGGTATCAGTAAACCCGGAGGTGGCTACCCGGCGTTGCGACCTGCTAACGCAAAAGAACAACTCCCCGTTACGAGAGACGGCACTGGAGACGATATGGGCATCGCTATCAACATCCATAAGGGCAGTTACAAATCAACTTCCTCGGAAGGATGCCAAACAATCTACCCAGCGCAATGGGACGGATTCATCAATTTAGTTTACTCAGAGATGAGTAGATATAACCAAAAGACAATTCCATATTTACTTGTGGAAAACGCTTGACTAAAACTAAACTATCGTTAACGATAAAAACTATGAGTTGCGGAAATTCCAGAAGTTCTAAATGCAATCCGTGCGGCCCAAGTGAGGCGGCATTGAATGAGATTGTAAATCGTGCAGCTTACTATGCTCGTATCGCAGTTGAGGCCGCTGGAGGCACAACTGGCGGCAAGGCTCCAGTAGGTGGAAATACCTTCGGAGTATTCTACGAGAATGACCAAGTAATGGTAACTGACTACACAATCACAACTGACCGCAACGCCATGTCAGCAGGGCCAATCACAGTAAACCCCGGAGTCACACTAACAGTTCCAGCAGGCAGCACCTATACAATCGTATGAGTCTCATCAAAGCAAACGCAGTCCAAGTTGGACAATCACCGACAGCAACACAGAACTTTACTCTGGCAGTGCCATCGTCACCAGACGGCACGATTAAGCTGGCACGAGGCAATGCAGGCGCAACTACGCAGGATGTGATGAATGTGAGTAATGCTGGCGTTGTCTCGTTTCCACAAGGTCTTGGGAATATCAGCAACTCAACCGCGATTGCTACTGGAAGCACAACAGCTCGTTCGCTTGCTAATAGGTTCGCGGATGTGGTGAATGTTAAGGACTTCGGTGCGGTAGGTGATGGAGTTGCAGATGATACTGCTGCGATCCAAGCTGCTGTTAATGCTATACAAAATACTCCAGAATTCTTTAATTATGGTGGATGTGTGGTTTTACCAAGCGGAAAATATAAAATATCAGACTCCATAATTATCAATAAAAACATTTCAATAATTGGAGATGGAGTTGAAATTATTGGAAATATTTTTTCTTCTTCAAAAAAATGTGCTTTTTACATTGGAAGCCCATCTTATATTGGAACAAATAATGGATGGTATAAAGTTTTTATAGAAGGAATTTTATTTAATGTAATTGGACATGAATCATGTATTTTTATTCAAGGAATAAGAACAATAAAAATCAATAAATGTGTTTTTTACGGAGGTTCAATAGCATCAGTATTAACTGAAGAATGCTGGGCAGCATCATCTATACAAAATTGTCAATTTTGGAATGGTGCTGCTAAAGCTATATTACTTAGAGATTATTCAAATGGTTTTCTTATTTCTAATAATAGAATTGGAAACTATAATACAATAAATGAAGTTGCTGTATTTGTAAGAAATTCTTCTGGTGTATGGATTCAGAATAATGATTTTGAATATAATTATGCACAAATTACATTTTACCCAACATTTGCAAATGGATGTAATAATGCTCATATAGAAAACAATTGGGTAGAAGGATCAACAGGGCATTCCGTTAGAATTGATAATGAACTGCAAAGCTTAAAAGGAGTAACCATTAGGGGGAATAGTTTTTATGGAACTCCAGATGGCGGTGTTTATCTTGGTATTTTTGGAGGCGTGGGGGAGATAAATGGAGCAATTATTGATGGTAATACATTTAATACACCATCTCAATTATATAGAAACTCAATATTAACCAGATATATAAACATAAGCAGTAAAAATAATTTCCCGGATTCATCAAATATAAAATGCCCAGCATTTAGAGTTATAAAATCAGGAACTCAAGCGATCTTATCCAATACATGGACAAAAATAACATGGGGAATAGAAAATTATGATAGAGGATCATTTTTTTCTGGTAATTTATGGAATCCATCAACAAGTCAAAATAGTTTGGTAAATTTGCAAGCATCAATAAGTTTTTCATCTGGAATTGTAGCAGGAGATTATTTGGCTATAGCGATTTATAAAAATGGATCACTATTAAAACAAAGTGCAATATCAGCGCAATCAGCTACAAGTGGAACAATTTCTGTATTTACATCTGATATTGCTTCTACATCTGATATATATGAGGCATATGCTTTCGCATCTAATGGAGGAACAATTTCTGATTCAGCATCTTCAACATGGTTTGAAGGTATGATTTTGGATTTTTAATAATATAAACATTTAGCAATAAACATACAAACTACAAAAATAATATGGCACTCCAAAAAAATATCAAGCTAAAAGACAATTTTGAAATTGAGGTAGAATTTAATGATGCTTACATCAAAGTTGAAAATGTTGAATGCACAAAAAGCAAAATCAAATATTCAATTTTTATTATGAAATCAAAAGATGGATTTTTATTGAGTCATAAATTTGACGAGATTGAAAATAATCTTGAAGGATTTAACCCAATCAAACAAGCATATCTCCACCTTAAAACCTTGCCAGAGTTCGCTGACGCAGTAGATTGCTAATACACCATGAGCGCAAACATTAAAGCATCCACAGACGGAACACAGGCAATTATCGGCGTAGGTGGCGTTGACCAGATGACTGTGAGCAACGCTGGCGTAGTGACGGCAAACAGTTTTGTAGGGCTAAATAGCTCCAGCGTGACAGCAACTGGATCGACTGCGGCAAGGACATTGGCTAACAGGTTCGCGGATATAGCAAATGTCAAAGACTTTGGCGCGGTTGGTGATGGAGTAGCAAACGATACTGTTGCATTCCAATCAGCACACTCTGCCACTCCAAATGGAAAACCAATTTATGTTCCTTCGGGAAATTACAAAATTTCAACTCTTATAAATTGTGTTGGTAGGCATTGGATATTTGAGGGATCAACATTTACTCCATTAACAAATCTTAATGGCGGCTTAATCAATTACATTGATGCTACAAGTGGAGCGGTTGAATATGGTGTTGGAAACCCTTATCAATTTGGTAGCAGATATAAATTTGGAGGAAATCATCACGGGCCAATTGGATTACAAATTGGCGGTGCAGAAAAACTTGATGGGCCTAATGGAATGATGGCATTTGCTGATGGATATGGAGCATGGACAACTTTAACTCCCAGTCAATATCCAAGTTCCGCTGAATTTGCGGTTCAACCAACTTCAATAGCTGGATCATGTTCTGTTACTATTGGCGGCAATATTGTAACCAAAACTGGTGGTGGAGATTTTCTTCCAGAAGTTGTTGGTAAAAGATTTTATTTAGGACAAGGACAAATTTATACTGTTAATACATATATTAGCCCAACTCAAATAACTGTTAAAAATTTAAACGGAACGCCATCATCATTTCCAGCAACAGGAACATTTACATTTGTAATTGTTTATTGTAAGGGAAGTGGAATTTGCAACACAAATGGAACAACAGTAACCCGTGTATCTGGTGATCCATTTATCAATCTTCCAAATGGAGATGATAGGTTTACAATAAATGGTATAAGTTATTCAACAACTGGAACTCTACCAAATCAAGATACAATTATACTCGCATCAAGTGCTGGAGTTCAAAATAATGTATCTTATGAATTTTTCACAACAGTTGATAATATATCATCTGCAATAAGGGTTCATAGAATCGCAGGCGCGGGTTTTGAAGAAAATGTAACGCTTGGAGCTTATGCGGATGGATATTTCCATTTACAAGCAGCGGGTGGAGTAGGACGGGAATATCCTTTCTTTATTGGTTCTGGATATGATTCTCAAGGAAAACGCAAACAAATCACTATTGATGGAACAAGCGGAAATATAGGTTTAGGTGGAAACTATGATAGATTTACACTTGAATGCAATTATCTTGATGCTCCTTCAAATTGGACATATTTTCAAGCTGGAACAGCAGGAACATCTGGGCCAACGATTTCAAGTAAAGGCCCAGATGCAAATATTGATTTAACAATATCAACAAAAGGAACTGGTGTATTAGGTTTTTTTGGGAACAATTTTGGATCAAAGCAATTTGAAATAACAACATTGTCAACAGGAACATCTTGGCTTGGAGTAAGATCAGATAGTTCTGATGAACCTCGATTGTATGCTGCTGGATCAGCAACAAATATTGATATACGACTAATTCCAAAAGGAACTGGAAGAGTATTGATTGGGCCTTGGACAACAAATTCAGATGTTGCTGTCAATGGATATATTGAAGTGAAAGATAGCACTGGATCAATTAGAAAAATAGCAACAATAGCATAAAAATGGAATTGTCATTTCATCAAAAAATAGCATTGCAACTTGGAGAGTTGATATTAGAAATAAAAAAACTTGAAACAATAAATGATGAACTTACTAAAAAAATATCTGAATTTCAAATCACAAAAAATGGAAATATTGATACAGAAAATGTTTATTCAGAAAACAAAGTTTAATCCAGATTTTTATTAAAATATGAGCTACTGCACACCATGCCCACCATGCGACACGAATTTTCCGTTGTTGTGTGAACCACTCGAAACAACAGCTAATGGAAAACGATTGGTAGTAGAAGACTCTGCTGCTTGCCAGAAGACGATCCAGACTCCAGTTGCACAACAAGTCTTGAAGACTGATGGTGCTGGTAATTTGACTTGGACGAACGGAGCAAGCGGAACTGTTTTAAGGAAAGACTCTACTGGTCTTGTAGAGTTCGCTACCATTAACAGTGTTCTCCAAGCTGGGCCTATTGATCTTGGTAGCCAACCATTGACTACTACTGGCGCGATAACTACTGGAGCGGCAACTATTGGTGGATCAATTACTGCCACATCAGGTGTATTTAGCGTATCATCTTCTACTGATGCAGTTCGCATTACACAAACTGGAAGTGGGAATTCTTTGACTGTTGAAGATTCAACAAATCCAGATTCAAGTCCATTTGTTGTTGATTCAAATGGATCGGTTGGAATTGGAACAGCGACACCAACTACAAAACTTCATATTGAGTCAACTGGGTTTGGTGCAGGCCGAGCATTATTCAAAAGCTCTGATGCTGGAAATTACATCACAATCCAAGGCACAAATGCTGCTGGAACTAACGACACTGCTTTTATAGACTTCCAAGATGGAGATGTTGCGAACTCTGCATTTATTGGACTTTCTGGACAAGCTACAGTTCAATCTGGTGATTTGCGGTTTTATACCGGAGGAAATGTTGGTAATGTAAGACTAATAATCAAGAAGCAAGGCAACATTGGAATTGGAACTGCAACTCCAGCTAAAACCCTTCATGTAAATGGAACGGTTCGTTTGCAGGGTCTTCCAATTTACGCCAACAACGCTGCTGCAATCTCTGGTGGATTGGTTGCTGATGATGTTTACAAAACCTCTACTGGTGAACTTCGTATTGTTGTATAATGCCAGCCGAAGGATCAGTCTTTGATGGATTCACAAGTATCATCGCGCAAGACGCTGATACTCATCCATCGTATTTACCAGAGTCAGTAGTATCAGAGTCGGTTAATAGGACATTCCGAGGAGGCATTAACCGGACAAGGCCAAGCATTCGGAACATCCCGATTATCGCTGGAGATGGAGAAGCCGAGACTATCGTTAACGATATTCTTAGTGGTAGCTTCCAAGGTGCGTATCCATATCGTTCGACTAACTACAGAACGAGCGATGGTATCCTACTATCTGTATCTGGGATTATCTACTTTCTGAAGATTGTAAACAACCGAGCATTCGCCTACAAGATCATCGAAGGCAACGATCCGGGCATGATGCACACATGGTTCGTGCAAGCAGAAGATCGAGCGTATATCCAAAACGGCTACCAGAATGCGATAGCATGGGATGGAGTATTAGGAACGCTAACCGCAAGTGAAATCCAAAACGGAGACTACTGCGAGATTGTTTCGCTTGGAGATGGAACTAACAATACAGACTTCACCTTGATCGGCGCACCATCCAATACGATTGGAGTTAAGTTCACAGCAGTTATTACAAACACTCAAAGGGGAACTGGAACAGGCACAGTAAAACTTCCCGCCTACCGACTGAACCCATACTTGGCAAAGATGCCAATTGGAACGATCATGGAGTATGCCTTCGGGCGGGTCTTCGTAGCTGACAAGTTTAACCAAATCTACGCTTCTGACATCATCTATGGTGGTGGGTTTACGGACACAAAGAATACTGAGAACTTCACAGAGATAGGATACTGGGCAGAAGGTGGCGCGTTCTCTACTCCAGCCATGATGGGAAACATCACAGGGATGAAGGTCATGCCACAGATTGGAACTAACCTTCGCGGCCAAGGTGAACTTGTCGTTCTAACTGGTAACGGAGCATTCTCAATGGATGTGTCTATACCAAGAAGCCAATGGAATACCTCAAACATCCAACGCATCTCACTTCTTGGGCGCGGTTGCACAAGTCCATACCTTGGACTCGCTAACTCTGAGCTTTGGTTTAGATCACACGATGGTTGGGCATTCTACTCCAATAGCCAATCTGAATTTGCCAGATACTTCTCGCTTCGTAAACTATCGAGAGAAGTGAACAAGTGGGTAGAGAATGACACTCCATGGATGAAGCAATTCGCTTCTACAATGTTTTTTGATAACTACATCATCAGCACAGTTTCTCCGCAGACCTACCGCGCAGAAGGTGTAGAAGGACTGAACAGGTATCATAGGGGAATGGTGGTTCTTGACCTTGACCAATCTTCTTCACCTGCGCCAGACGCACAACTCCAATTCCGATGGAATGGAATCTGGACAGGCATCAGACCAACTCAACTACTGTCTGCATTGATCCAAGGTGAGAAGCGCGGATTTGGATTCTCATTCGATGCAGACAACAAGAACCGACTATACGAGTTCACCATAGCCCAAGGCGACGACTACGGCCCGAATGGAAGCAGACAGATTGAATCCTTCTTCACAACTGGTAGGTATGACTTCAACCGAAGCGGGGCTACCAACAAGTTCCTACGTAAAAAGATTACTGGTGGAGAAATGTGGATGAGTGAGATTAAAGGACAAGTAGAAAGCTACGTCGATTTCCGCGCAGATTCTAATCCTTGCTGGTCACAACTGAAAGTGCCTACAACATTCGGATGCAACCCATGTTCACCAGTAGTAACTGAATGCTTCCCGCAACGAGGTGGTAATCGCTATAAACGCTACAAGTTTAACACTCCTGATCCAAGCGAGTGTAATGACTTGGCGGGAATCCCATCGGTAGAAGGATCAGAATTCCAGATCAAAGTAAACCTAACCGGAGCAGCTACAGTTGACAGAGTAAGGTTGATGGCAAACATCAAGAACAACGATGACTCTCCAGTTGGTGACTGCCCCGAAGAAAATCAAGAATGCGAACCATTTTTGTGTTGCCAAGAGAAATACTGGAACTACAATATCGTGAATTAATCTAATGGACAATCAATCTTCGTCTCCAGCACTTACGTTTCCAAATGTTCCAGATGACTTCTGTCCAACTGGTAACTGGCAGAATGTATTTCAGCAATTCATTGATGAGGTTCTTACTAACGGAACCATCAATGTGCCGGGATTGGGTGATGTAACTCCAGCGCAAGTTGCTCAAATCAACGAAGACCTTGCTGACCAGCAGAGTCAGATTTCGGCGAACACAACAAACATTGCCAATCTTACTACGCAGGTTAATGCTATTCCTGTCATTAAAGCGCGTTATGGTAATATCGGCAGCGTTCCTGTTGGTGACTCTATTCAGACTGTATCGTTTGCTGCATTGCCTTCGGCGACCTACGGAATTTCTATTACACCTACTTGCAATGCAACGATTGGAACTTCTGCTACACCATTGTTTGCTTTGGTTGATGGCAGCAAAACAACTACAGGATTCTCTATCCGTGTAGAAAACAACCTTTCTCAAATAACAAGCGTGGATTGGATGGCGGTTCACACTTCGTAATAAACAAGCCATAGAAAAACTAAACATATGACACCACTAAAAGGAACCGATCCTAAACTCGTTAGCGGAGGCTCACCAACTCGCGGTATGATCCGTGAAGGTATGGGCAATATGCCTAACTTGGGCAAGAAGAAGCCAAGCATCTACACGACTGCTGGCACTCCAAAGCAAGGCTACCAGAAATAATTATCGGAAACGATAATCCCTATGGCTGATACCCTCGAAGAGATGGTAGAGCTTGTGAAGGGTTTCGTCGGTGACTCTGGCACTTGTTCATATGAGCGTGGAGTCAAAGCCGTAAACCAAGCAAGGCGACTACTTTGGAACAAACGGGCGTGGACTTCGCAAGAAGAATACGTCCAAATTTGTTGCGTGAACGATTGCTTCACGCTTCCAGCCCGTTACGAGCAAATCAAACTTGCTTGGATCGGGGATGAATCAGCCAGCCTCGCTGATGAGTGGTTCAATGCGACCAACGCTTTTGCTCTTCAAGCAGGTAACTCATGCCATAGAGGAATTGTAGAAGTCGGAGGACTCCATGTTCTCTTCCGAGATTATACTACTCATCCATATCAAATTGGAGTAATGGCAGAGGAAGCTGAAGACATCGGCGTAGAGTTGATGTTTGAAGCGCAAGACCAGTATGACACCTACCACAAGGTTAAGGTGGCTACTGCCAATCCTCCAACGCTGGCAAAGTCTGATCTCCTTGTTAAAGGAATTCGGTCAGTAACCAAGCCAATTACCAAGGGTAGGATTCGGGTGTATGCCTACGATACTGCATTGGAAGCAAAGACGCTGATAGCAATCTATCAACCGAACGATGCTAATCCAACCTTCCGTAGATTCAAAACACCGAGGACTTGCGAGTGTATTACGCTTTACGCATCAAAGAAATACTTTGATTTGACCGACCCGAAAGAGTTGGTTGAGTTCATCCCAGATGCAATGATCTATGCGGTTCTTGCATTGAACTCGCGTGAGAATCGTAAGGCGCAAGAGTTCTTGAGTAACTTGTCATTGGCCGTGCAGGAACAAGAAAAGGAGATGGAGAACTTGGAGATACCAACAGCAGGGCCAATCCGCTTTGCAAACTATAGTAGGGCAGACAACCTCATCGGTTCTGATATACTATCACCAACACCTAACGATTACTTCATGTATCGATGAATTTAACGATTCCAGACAAGATTGAAGCAAAGAGCGTAATTGGATATGGCGATCCAAACTACGAGCTTAACTTGATGGACTTGGAGATTCTAAAGCTACCTCCACGGGAATGTCCGTTGGTGCATAGGTTCACGCCGGGTATGTATATTCGGGAAATCTATATGCCGAAGGATACGATTCTCACAACTTTGCTCCATCTGACAACTCATCCATTCTTTATTATGAAAGGTGATGTGACTGTCTGGTATCATGGCATCCCTGCCCACCGCTACAAAACAGGCTACAGTGGCATCACAGAAGCAGGAACGAGGCGTTTGCTGGCTACTCACAAAGACACAATCTGGACTACCTGCCATGTCACAGACCTAACTGATCCAGACGAAATTATTGACAGCATCACTTCAAGAGACTTTAATCCCCACATCGCCAAGGAAGACCCAAGGGTGCAGAAGTGGCGGCATAACCGAACCGACTTAATCAAATGAGATTCCTTCAGCATCCAGAAGATTTACTTTTAAACAAACATCCAATGATGTTTCATACCAGCGGATTCGCTATTGCTGCTGGTGTGGTTGCTGTAGGTGCGGCGGCGGGTTCGGCGGCTATCTCAATGTCGGCAGCAGATCGAGCCAAGAAAGCTCAGGGTGCAGCATCTAAACAATTTCAAAAACAACAAAGGAAAGCAACTAAAGGTTTTCTTAAAGGACAAGAACAAGTCCAAGGGATGATTAGTGAAGTCAAAGCTCCAGAGTATAACCTTGGAGCAATGATCGGTGATGCTGGTCAAATTTCAAATTACTATCGTCAACAACTTGAGACATTCCAACCCGGAGCAGCACAGCAACGCCAACAAGCTCAGACTCAAATCGGGCAAGCGATGGATGTTATCTCGCAATATCTTAAAGGAGATATTCCTCAAGATGTCAAAGACCAAATCACACGCAATGTCGCAGAGAGTGCAGGAGCGGGATTCAACCCAGCAACGGCAGGCCGCGCTGGTGGATTCCAAGCAGCACAAGGGCAAATGGCGCGTAACCTTGGACTAACTTCACTTGATATTCAAAGGCAGGGACTGGCAGCAATGCCAGCAGTTCAAAACACAGCAATGAACTGGCAGCAATTGGCGCGAGCATTCACAGCAGAACCACTCGATGTAGGAAGACTACAACTTGGCTACCAAACAGCAGGGGCAGAAGTCGGATTGCAGAAAGCTAAACTGACATCTGATATGTTCACCAACATCTACAATGCTCAGTCTGGTCTTGCCTCACAAATCTACGGAGCGAATAAGGAAAACATCGCCGCAAGCTACGCTGCACAGCAAGCAGTTGGCCAAGGTGTCTCCGACATTGGTAAGGCTACCTCTGGTGCGTTGTCTGGATACAGCAATGTTCTTGCTGGATTCTCTTATGGTGGACAATCTGGAAATCCATACGGAACAGGGCTGGGAGCAACGCCACTTTACAATACGCCGCGAACATCAAGCGGAACTTATTTAGGCGGCAGTCCAGCTATAGGTTCAATGAGTGACAGGCCAGTTGCACTTCCAACATAACATTTTATTACTATGTCTATCGCAGAACTCATAATGACAGGAACGCAGCAAGCATCCAAATCAACGGATTGGGTTGCAGATTCTTTGGCTAAAATTGGAGACAATGTTAGCAAGGTTTATCGTGAACGAGAACAGAACAAGCGAGCGCAGGAGATGCTACCATTTTTGCAACAAGGTATACAGGAGTCAATGACACTTGCGGGACAAGGACAATCTGGGGCAGCGTATTCTAAAATGATTGGTATGTTGACTCCAGAAGTGATGAATACCCCACAGTCAATGACACTTGTTAAGTTGGGACTTGATGCTGTTGGAAAATCAACTGATGATTTTATACTTACTAAAAAAGCTAATAATCAAGGTTCAAGTATTGTTGAATTGCTGCTTGCAAAACAATTTGGACTTGAATTGCCTACTACCCCAACCCAGCCAACTACTCCATCGCAACCCGCGCCTAAATCAGGAAACAATATGCCATCAGGAGGAACAAATCCTCCGTCTAATATTATTGTTGAACCAGAAAATGATGTTACAAAACAACCGACTGCGCCTCGCCAACCATTAACTGATGAAGAAACACTTCAAGCGGCAGGTGATATTTTTCTAAACACACAAAAACAAGTTGAAGAACAAGGAACAGGATTGGCATTGTCATCGTTAAATTATGTGGATGCAGAATCGTTGACTGGGAAAAATCTTAAAGACGATTTCAGAATCGTAAATCTTCCAACAATTGCATCTAAATATCTTGGACAAGGAATTGATAAAATGCTTGTTCCTAAAAATATTGAAGGATTAAAACAAAAAGGATTAAGTATAAAGGGAAGCATTGGAACAATTAACTACGAAAACGATGTTCAAGATAACAAAACTGCAAAAGAATTAAGGGAGAAATTACTATCAACAATCGATAGCCAGATTACAAGACTTGATAATAGTTCAGAAGTTCAAGAACTAATTAAATATTATGGAGGCTTTGATAAAATTGGGCCAAGTGTGACGAACAAAACAACTGGAAATTTAGAGTGGGCAATTAAAGATAAAGACGGAAAAGACAAAAAGATTACTCTTAAATCAGAAAAAGGGAATAACCCCGGACTTGCAGAGTTATTTATTGGTGTAATCAATTCACCTAATCAAGCCGCAATACTTGGAATGCCAATGCTTCGATCTGGGCAGTCAGATCAGATGCCTCCTGTTGGTGCTAATAGGGATATAAAATCCTTAGAAGGCAAGATCGGGACTGATCCAAAAACTGGAAAGCAATTTAAGATTGTAAATGGTCAACCAGTGCCTCTATAATAAACAATATGAGCATTCGTATTGAAGACCTCGTTTTCGATGGAGGCAGCAATAAGGTATCAATTGATGATCTTGTTTTTGATGAAGGAAGGCAACAGACACTTCAAGAGCAGGCTAAAGTAAGCGAGTTTCGCCAAGTCCCAGAGATGATCAATCGTGGGCAAGGTCTTCCTATAGGTGGAGAACCTATGGTAGGCGGGCCAGATATCTTGGCTCAAGAACAAGGGCAAACCAAGACCTTCATGGAAGATGAGGAGGGCAAACCTGTAGAGGTTCGTCGCGCTCAAGCAATCGACATTGGTGGTAAGATAATTGAAGAACCAATCAGTCCAGATGGCATGACGCTGGATTTCCGTGGGAATCTTATCAAAGAAAAGACCAAGGAACTTCAATCTGCTTCTGGTCTTCCATTCTCTGAATACATGAGCAAGTCCAATGCTCTGCGTTCAGAGTTGTCCAAACTACAGCAGGATCAGCAGAAGCATGAGGCAAATCAACTCAGCTTCTTGAGTAAGTTGATTACCCGCAAGCCGGGAGTGTCAGTCGAAATAGAAACGGGATTGGGACAAGAGAGGGTTACTGGGGTAGAGGGTGAAATCACAACCGTTCCAATTCAAACAAGGACTGGAGCGGCGATTAAGAGAGTTGGAGATCAGCGTCAGTTCATAGATAACATTATCGGAAACGATAAATTCTTGGACTACATTAAAACCAAAGGGAT